TATCGTTGTCACCGATGGCAATTTTTCCTCGTTTATGTCATATACCCTACCAGTTGGTAGAGTTACTCGTTTTATAGTTTGATAATCAAACTTCGGCTTTCCGTTCCATAGCATATGTAACCTTTCTATTCTAAACTCATAGCTTGTTTATATTCTTTTAAATCAACCACTTTACCATTCATGATCTGTGCATCGTAATGATCTATGATTTGTTGTATCTTAGGCAACTTGGTATGTGCCCAGGGCCAGATTAAACAACATACATAAAACGCATCACGAAATGTAACTCGCCATCTATATTGTTTTAGATATGGCGTACCGTCAACCCGTTTACCCTTACGCGGCTTGTCAGTTAAAGTACCAACACCTAAGACTTCATGTACCCAAAGCAAAACAGACCTATCTGTCATGGTTATTTCCATACTTAATCTTAAGCTATTTGATATGCGATGTCCTACACCTTTGTGTTTCTTTTTCTTTTCAGGTCCACGTTTAAAATGTATTGAACCTTCACCATCAAATAGACCTGCAATATATGCTCTGTCAGTTTCTGCTATTGTTTTTGTATTATCCATCTAACCGCCGTTGTTGTTGGATCAAAGCCATCGAACTTTAAATCTCTGGCACAAGATGTTAAAAAAAACATCATTAAAGCAATCCATATTATTGATTTCATTTAAGACTCCGGGCTAATAAACATTTCTTTTCACCCATGGCATGAGTAGTAAATCCAAACAAAGTTAATGCATAGGCAACAATACTCATTTCAAATTTATCTATATCGTCAAATACAAATCGTGCTTTTTTCGCTGCTCGATTAGCAAACCAAACTGCTTCTGTTAATACATCTTTGGACATGTGGGGTCCGTCAAAATGCACAAACGCATAAGTCTTCTCATTCCAATCAGGATGACACATAAACATAGTGTCAGTCATGTTGGCCAAAACAAACTTACCTTTTTCCTGATACTCCTTAAAATCATTAAGCAAAGTATCTCTCATTTCATCAGTGTAATCTGTTTTAAATTCACCACGCCAACGTTGTGGCCAATTCTTTGTATATTTTTCATCGTAATGCTGGTAAGACAAATTACCATAAGGATCTATACCTACATGTATGTAATTATTTTGTATGTTATCCATTATTATTTTAGAGCCAAGTCCTTCACGTACACCTATTTCACAACTATAGTGACCTTGACAATCAAACTTAGACCACTTCTCTAACAGATCATACTCTTCACTATCACCTTTTATCATAACTTCTCCGGCTCAAATTCTTTTAAAACTTCTAATTTTTCTTTGGCGTTTGCAATCTTATCAACAAGTTTATTACACTCTTCAACGTGTTGAGGATGTTCTCCAATACCAACAGATCCTTCTAAATATATTTTTAACGTAGCATCAGCATGGGCAATATCCGCTTGGTATTGCGCTTCTAATGCATCAAGTATTGCTCTTTTCATTTAACCTTCTTTCTAGTTTATTTATTGTATCTTTTAATGATTTAATTTGTTTACCTGCACGTTTACACACGCGTTGTAAAAATTTTATTTTTTCTTTGTCACTGGGTTGTATCATTATGTTCCTCCTCTTCTTCTACTTCACCTTGATTGTCGCAAAACTCACAATCAGCCCATTGTTCTTCGTATGCTTGTTCAAATGGCACACGAACAAATCCATTACCATTGCATACTTTGCAGATAATCTTTCTTTTCATTTGCTTTCTCCTTAAAATATTTCTTTGCTTTTATTCTCACGTACTCATGATCAAAACCTGCGAACGTACAAACAGATTTAAAATCTGCATTGGGTTCTAAAAAATAATTACGAGCAGATTCCATAAATCTTCTTTGATAAAATCTTCCGTAAGAATAAAAACCCCTACCTATCGCATCCTCTAAAGCTACAATTAAAACGTTTCTCCAAAGAGACTTGATAGGATCTTTGCTTTCTCCTAATACGTTAACTGCTTTTGCTTCGAATTTTGCCATTTAACTTTTTTGCTTTCTCGTCTACCAACATTCTAATCACTTGTGCTCTTGATAGGGTGATCCCTGGTGCCAGGACCTTGGTCATCTTATCAATTTTGTTATAGCAATCATGATCAACTGCAAGACTTTTATATCTACTTATGTCTGTCATTATCTTTCCTTTTGTTATATACAATCATATAGGATATTTATATAATTTTACAATAGTTGTCAAGTTCTTCTTTTGGGATATGTTGAGCTGCCTCTCTAACAACTTTGTACCATTGGTCCCTGATGCTTGGGTCCTTAGTCTGGTTGTATTGCCTAGCTAGCTCGTCGGCCTTGTCGGTTATACGGTTTATAATCGCGTTTCTCATGTTTATTTAAATTCTTTTTGTGACGTCTAGGCCTTTTTTTAGGCTTATCTCTAGGTGTAAAATGTTTAAATGTTCTCTTGGCCATCTTTTACTTGTTTACATTCAATTGTTTGATCAACTAACCAGGTTACTAATACATCTCTATTACTATCAGAGTTGTTATTCATGTAATGTTCATAACAAGGATGAGGTAAAAAAGCAACTAACTTACCTTCTTTAGATTTTATAGCTTTATTATGTCTTGGAAAAATTAAATCTGCATTTTCATTAGTTGTTAAATTTATGCTCAAAGATAAAACTCTAGGGTGTATACTTTGCCCTGATTCAAAAGAAAAAAGTCCATCAGCATGACAATACAATTTATCTCCTTTTTCATATCTATGAAAAGTATAACCAGTATCCTGCAGATCTACATTATTTAAACTAAAACTGTAAGATAATCTCTTAGTTATAAAAAGATTAAGTCTTTTAAATATTTTTTGATCTAAATCCTTTAATTCTTCATGTTGATTTGTATCAACGCTGTTTCCTTGTCTATTATATTCTATATCTAATTTATTTTTATCGATGTGAGCACTACATCTTCTAATTATTTCTTCACAAGATTTTTTATCTAAAAAATTATCAATCTCTATGAACATTGTGTTTTATAAATTCTTTATCACTTTCACTTAATTTCAAATATCTTATACTACCATTAATGTGTTGTCTCGTATCATGACCACAGTTTGTGCATCTGTAAAAATCAGATACAATTGCAACGAGTATTGATTCTTCTTCACACTCTTCACAATGACCATGTACAGTGTCTATCTTATGAAATACTTTAAAATCTTTAGACAAGATCTACTGCCTTTCCTGTAATAGGTTTGTATTTAGTTTTTTTATCTTCTCTGTATGCTCTCATGTACTGAGCTCTTGGTTGGAATGGTATATAGCTTGCGTGGATCCATCCCGAGTTAGGTTCGCCGGGCGTGTAGTATTCGAGGATCAGCTGGTCTGTTTCACAGTTTGCATAAACCCAATCAGCAACTTCTGCATTGTCCACACCTAACACTTCGAAGTCAACGGCCTCTGCTTTGGAGTGCTGGCTGTTTAAACTCGATCCTATGGCTATGCATAACTCAGGTGAACGATAGCCGCTGGTCACTTTTACTCTGCCGAATTGATCTCGCACTGGCTGTAAAATTTTTTCACAAAGTGTTTTTAATTTATCTATTTGATCTGCGTTAGGTTCGTTGTCGATACCTTTACGTATTGCAGTGTCTGATTTAGTTAGCTCTTGTAAGCTAAAGTTACGTGTAAGTTTCATTATTTTAATATTAACTTTTTAATTGATTTAGATCCATCAATATTTTCCTCTAATTCTGCTTCACATTTTATGCATTGATACTTAACGTTGCCACCTATTTTTAAACCACGTTTAGCTACACGTGCACCTCTCATACACTCTGCGTATCCAGTTTGTATACGTGCCTCTTGAATTTCTCCATTAACCAGCATAAGTAAAGCTACTACAACTTCTGTTACTTCATTCATTGGTGACTCCCATTAGCTCTAACTTTATCTTTTAATTCTTCTACATCAGATAATAGTTTTTCTAATTGTTTTTGAGTAAATTCTATGTTGACTTTGTTTGTCATGTTTTGTTCTTGATTTTTTTGTA